TGATGGCGTTGCCGGTGCCGGCGAGGCAGCATTGCGCGCTGGGCTCGAACAGGGCTTTTTCAGTTTCGTAGATATGCGCGATCTGCTCGGCGGTTGGCGCGTAGGCCATTGACCGCCAGAGGGCGAGCGTGCCGTTGGTGAGGGGAGCGCCGTCTTGCTGTTCACCTAGTCGGAAAGTCGCTGCGCTATTGCTGAGTGATGTATTGGCATTACTGGTCGCCACATCCGATGCGGCCTTTGCCGCGTTACTCCATAGCTCGAAATACCCGGCTCGTCGAATTACCCAGATCAGGCGGAATACCGAATCATCCACTACCGCAGTTGATACGACTTGATCCTGAGTCACGAAGGCATCATCAGAGAACCCGGCTACGAGATACCCGGACGAATTAACTGATAACGCCAAGCCCGCCCCAGAATACAATCCGCTATACGCGCCGCGGCCAAACACGCATTCTGTCGTTGAGTTGGGCGCTTCTTTCAGCCAGCCAAAGATGCAGAAATCACCCGTCCCGAAATCCAAATCGCTGTTATAAGGCTGTTCAAGGTAGTTCGCAGCGCTGAACCCGCTGTAGCCGACAAGCTGCGAACCCGAGGCGACAGCGGCTTTGGTCAGCGAGCCGAAAATCTGCAGGCCCTTGCCCTTGACGCTGCGGTCTATGTCGGCGAGGCGCATTGAAACATTGTCGATAACGATTGTCCCCGTGCCGGACGCATAGAACAGCAGACTCGTTCTAGCGGCAGTTGCAGTCAGTGTGACGGTGTATGTTCCATTGGCTGCGAAAATGCCGCCTGAATCCGCTCCATCAAATGTTGGCTGCACATTTCCGCCAGTAAGGCCGGAGATAGTGAATGTCACAACATAGGACTTGCCGGAAACAATCGTGACGTTTTGACTCAGGCTGCCCGATGCGCTTCCTGTCCGAGTAGCCACCTCGCCAGAAATAGCCCATCCCGTTCCAGCGGTCCAATTTGTCGCGGAGGCAAAGTCACCATTCGTCACCAACTCGCTGCCGGTGATGGTTTCCGCCGCGCTGTCGGCCAGCCACGCACCGCGGATGTCACCCGGCAGCCAGCCGGAGTTGTAGTCCTTGGTGATGTAGGCGACCATGCCGTTGCCGGGCGTGGCGGGGTTCTCGTGGATCAGCGTGAGGCCGGCCGCTCCGCCGATCGCGCCGGGCACGACCTTGCTCGCGTCGGTGCTGATGCCGGTGCCGAGAATGTTCAGCACGCCGTTGCCGTTGCGTGACTCGTAGTAGCGGTAGTAGGTGCTGCTGTTCGGGTTCGCGGCGAGGTCCGCCGTGGGCAAGCCCGCCTTGAGGATGGAAACGCTGAAGGTGCCCGGCGCCGAACCGTTGCTGGTGAAGCCGACCTCGTTCTGATCGGTGAAAAATACATTGCCGAACACGTAAGTGCTATAGGTCAAGTCCCACACCGCGCCGTCATCCTTGATGACGCTCACACCGCCGTTGGTGGCCACCGCAATTGTAGGCACCGGCAGGCCGGTAGCGATGTCGACGGGGGCGCCGGGCAACACCACGGCGGCGACATCATTGCAGGTGTCTTTTACCAGGCCTGTCGCCGACAGCGTTTGCTGGCTGTTCGCCGAGTTGCGTCCCGAGATCGGCAGCGAATACCGCGTCCTGCCGACGCCACCCCACGCCGCCGGCTCCTGCCACCGCTCCATACGGTCGGCAGTAAAGGAGATGGCGGCCAGGTAGCCATAATTGACGGCACTGCACGCGATCAGCAGCAACGAATCGACGGCTTCGACGGCCTTGGGAATACCGTAGGTGGTGTTCAGATAATTCGTGACGCCTGCAACGAAGACCATCCACATCGGCGCGCCGGCCTGGGTCAAGTCCCAGATCACCACGCGATTAGATTCCGCCGTGACCAGGCGCTGCGCCGGGTACTTGCGCGCATTGCCGCGCCAGACCTCGCTAACGCCAGCGCCGGCATTGAGCTTGCGGAACACCGCCGCCGTCGTGTCGTAATAGTAGCTGCCTGTCGTCGCGCCGCTGATGGCCCGCGCGGCGGCTTCGTTGGCCGCGCTGCCCAGCCAGTTGCCGCACAGCGGCTCGTTCTCCCAACTGGCGTGGCTGCAGCGCTCGCGCCAGCCGTTGTAGGGCACCAGCCGGCCGTCCCAATCGAGCTTGATATCAACCAGATTGGCGCTGGTAATAAAAGTCTGGTCGATCACCGACAAGTCCTGTTGCATCACCGAGGCGGCGCTGTCGGCGGCGGCTTCGGCCAGTGCGGCGGCGCCTTGCGCGGTCGCGGTCAGCGTCTGGGCTTCAGCCAGCGTCGCGGCGATCGTGGCCTGCTGGGTGGCAAGGGTGTTCTCGACCGAGAGCACGCCGGCGTTCAGGTTCTCGAAGTTGGCGTCCAGCTCGTCATAAGTGAGCGCCGAGCCTTTGCCGGCAAGCGTTACGATATCGACCATGTCATGCCCTCAAGGCGTAATTTCCAAGCCAGTAGCCGGCCGGGAACACGTAGTAATCGTCATAACCGAACAGCACCGTGGTGTGCGCCGGCTTCAAGCGCCGAATCACGCATTCCAGCGGCGCGTTGCCCCAGGTGGCCAACGGATCGTCGGCGCCGTCTTCCACGGTGAGTTCGATCACCGTATCGTTGGCCGCCTGCACCATCCAGGCGAATTGCCAGTCCGGGCCGTAGAGCGGCTCCTCGACATCGTCGAGCACGTCATGCGGGGAGTACTCGACGACCGCGGTGGCAAAGCCGATCGCGGCGGCCACGGCCATGTAGTAGGCGGCCGATTGCCCGCCCAGGGTGGTGAGCCGGGCCACCACCGCCGCGCGGCGCTGCGACAGCGTCTGCACCGCGCCGGCGGCCACCGTGCAGGGGTCGGGCAGGCCGCAGACGCGCTCCCAGTCCGCCAGCATTTCGGCGGCGGTGCGCGGGTCGGATTCGTTTTGCAGATCCACGGCGCGCTGATCGACGCGAGCGAGGCCGTCGGCAAACGCGCCGAGCAACCTGGTCAGCGTGGCGTCCGGCGCGCGCGGCCAAGCGTAACCGGGCGGCAGCAGCGCCTGCAGTTGGCTCAGATAGGCCTCGGCGGTCATGCCCATGTGATGACTCCGAAGACGGCCATGTGGCCGGTGGCGTGCGTCACGTTGGCCGCCGGCACGGTGAGCACGTGGTCGGTTTCGTCGGCGGCGAGCGAGATCGCCTCGCGGATGTGCGACAACAGGATCGTGCCGCCGGGCTCGGCCTCGCGCCGGATCAGATCGCGCAGCTCGGCCTCAACGGCGGCGCGGCAGGCAGTGGTGTCCGGCGTGAGCTGCAAAGTGAAGTTCAGCGCGTCGGCGATTGGGGCGGCGACCGTAACGGCCGCCGTTACCGGGCGGCGTTCGTCGATGTAGGCCTGCACCGCGGCAACCTCGGCGGCGTCCGGGATCATCGACGCATCGTCGTCGCGCACGAAACGCACAGTCACCGTGCCGGCGCCAAGCTCTCCCGGCGACACCCAGGCGCGCGTTACACCGGCGACTTCGAGCGCCCAGGTAACGTAGTCGAAAGCGGCACCGCCGTGCGGCGCCTGGCGAATGCGCGCCAGCAGCCGGGCGCGCAGCGCCTCGTCGCTTTCGGTATCGGCCCCGCCGGTCAAAGCGCCGGCGGTGACTGTAGCCGTGGCCGTCAGGCCGGATATGGGTGTGGCCAGGCTCAGCGTCGTGGCGGCCGCCGCGTTGCCGGACTGCCCGGCATCTACCGCGGTGAGGGCGATCGTTGCCGTGCCGCCGGCCACGGTCGCCTCGGCATCAGTGGCGTACTCGGCGCCGTCGGCGCGCTGAAAGACCGCGCCGGCCGGAATCACCGTGCCGCTGGCGCCCGTGACCACCGCCTGGCCGACGGCATACGCCGCAGGAATACGAGCGGTGGTCAACCAGATCGATGCATGGCGGTCGAGCAGCTCGCTCTCGGCGGTATCGGGCAACACCTGGGCGGCAATCCAGTCCAGGTAGCCGTACAGGCCGTGCTGGCCGCCCGCCTGCACTCGGGCCAGTACATTGAGATTCGAGCGGCGCAACTTGGCGTCGGTGCCCGGCAGGCGGCTTTCGATGTCCGCTTCGGCGCGATCGATCAGTGCCGGCAGCAGGGGGCGGTCAAATGGCATCAGGCGCTCCAGAGAATTTCATACCGGCGCGCCAGGCGCTTGCCGGGGGGCCTTTCGATGGCGATGGCCAGCGCCAGCAGGCTGTCGCGCGGATTGGTCGCCTCGACGACGACACGCGAGGCAATGCCGTCATCCACCAGCCAGGCCAGGGCCTCCTCGCCAAACTCACGCGCGGCGTTGAGATTGGCGACTGTTTGTTTTCCCGGCAGCAGCAGCCACAGGCGCGAACCGATACGGTCGCCGGTTGCGGCGGCGAAGACATCGCCCCACCAGCCGCGGTGATCGGTACTGCCCTGCGGCAGCGTGTCGTCGTCGTCGGCGCGGGCATCGGTAAACAGCGACAAGATGACCGCTGTGTCGAGCCCGTCATCGGCCGCGAGCAGCAGGCCGTCGATCGCCAGATCCGCGCCCTGGGTGAAATCGAGAAACAGAGTCCGGATGTCGCTCACGGTCCCTCCGGATGATCGGATGGCACAGCGGGCATGCTCAGTCCTTGCTCGGTCGAATCAGCCGTGTGCGCGTCGGTGTAGCCGTCGGTATGCCAGTGCGTGCCGCCGGTCCAGGTCTCGCGGCTGCCCTTGCCGTGGATGTCGGTCTGTACCGACGTGCGGCCGTGAATCTCGACGTGGTCGCCGTCCAGGCGCAGCACGCCGTCGGTGCGCAGGATGATGTTCTGCGGACTGTCGATCGCGATCCCGTTGCGCTTGAGGTGCACGCGCTGGCCGATGTCGTCGTAGAGCGCCACCTCGCCATCGGCGAGGCCAGTCAAGCGATAGCGGCGATCATCGACGCAGATCACCACGCCATGATCGCGGCTGCCGTTGAGCGACAGATAGATACCCTCGGCACCGGCATGCGGCACCGAGGTCAGACCGTAGTTCTGGAAGCGCTCGACCTGGTCGCGTACTTCGTCGGCCAACAGCTTGACTTGTACGCCCTGGAGCTTCAGCGCGTCATTGATCAATGACACCACGGATCGCGCAGCCGTCAGGCGAATACGGCGGGCCAGCGGCGCCAGCAAGCGCAGCAGCTCGCGCCTCACAGCATGCTCCAATCGTCGCCCTTTTTCTTCTTCTCTTTCTGGGCTTTGTCGTTGAGCTTCTTTGCGAGCTTCGAGCGGGCGACACCGGAGACCAACACGAAAGACTCGCGCCGGGCGATGGTGAGTTGCGTGGTCGTACCGCGCTCATCCAGCCTCCAGGTGCAGCCGACGATCAGCATCGGCGCGTCGAGTGACAGCATCGGCGAACGCACCGGAACCAGCGTATTGGGCTGCCAAAGCGCGCCGTCCGGACGGCGCCAGCCCTGCACGGTGACCGCCCCGCGGTTGCCGCGCCCCATGCGCACGCTCCGCTCCCATTCGGCGCGGTCCTTGAGCGTCGCGCCGTGGCCATGCTCTTCTGCCAGCACTACCAGCGGACGATAGCGGTTGATCGTGTCGTCGATCGCGACGCCCTTGGGCTGCGCGGCGTTCTCGCCGAAGAAGTCGTCATCGGCTTTCACCTGGCCCTTGACGGTGTAAGTCGAATAGCGATCTTTCCAGCCGAACTGCCCGCTGGCAGCCAGAATGTTCTGGCCCTCGACCAGTTGCACGCCGACCACCTGATCACCGGCGCGGGTGATGACCAGGTTGCCCTGCGCATCCGACACCAGCAGTACGGCCTTCATGCGCGCGGCGCGCTCCAGGCACTCGAATACCGTCTCGCCCTCCTGAATGCTGTAGCTGGAAAACGCGGCGCCGACCTCGGTGTCGATCACAAGGCCGATACCGAAGGGTGCAATCAGATCGCGCGCCAGCGTGTCGAGCGTAACGCTGTGCCACTGCCCCGTCTTGTAAACCGCCGAGCAGTCGACCAGGTCGCCGGTCTTGTCGCGCCCGGCAATGCGGACGGTGTGATTTTCTGCGTCGTACTCGGGCAGCACGTCGTCGATATAGCCGTCGATCACCGTCTCGCCATCGAGCAGCACCTCGCAGGCCTCGCCGGGGACAATCGCCCGCGCGGTCGCCTGCCCGGCCCAGCGCTCGGTCACTTCCAGATCGAAGCTGCCGGCAATCTGCTCGATCGAGCGCGTGACGGACAGCTTGGTCCAGCCGCCGTAATAACGGCCGCCGAGCCTGAGTTCACCGATGCCGGAGGAAGGGATTGCCATGCCTTTAGCCTAGCGGTCGCGATGGCGCGCGCCCATTAACCCGCGTTACCGCCGGCCAGGATTTCCAGCGGCACGCCGCCCGGCACGAAACCCGGATGGCGCACCAGGCGCCGGTTGCGCGAGACGATCTCGCCGTCGCGGGTCGCATCGCCGTAGAGGCGG